ACGATTAATTGTTTTTTGTTTTGCTGGTGTAGGTAAAGTATCTAATACTTGACCTATTGTATATGTTTCCATAGTTATTCTCCTTCTGTTGTATTTAAAATGCTATCCATGATTGCTGTATGAGCAGCTTTATCATCAGGTGATAACTTATTTTCTTTCTTACGCATATCTAATTTTTTAGTAGTTTCTACCATAGCATCTTTGTCTGCTTGTTCCTGGGTATAACCATCATGTGCTATAGATGTAGCTTCTTCTTCAGTCTGTTTACTACCAGACCATAGTTCTACACCCAGGCCGAACCTCATACATGCACGCTTGAACGCGTCAGATTCTGCGTCTTTAAGGTTGTTACCGTCATTAAACTTAGCATTGCCAAGCTTAAAGGTATCAACATCTCCGAATCCATCGTAACTACCCATACCTTCTATGGTTATAGTACCTTTAGCTCCTACTATTCTTTTTTCTCCAGCATATGTACCGTATACAGGTTCACATGACCAAGAGTATGTCACACCACTATCACGTAGTCTTTCTACATAATTAGCGTGTGGTACGTAGTCTCCAAACTTTCCAGCAGGTGCTTTTTTTATAAGTTCCTGTGGAAATGGTGACAACAGTTTGTTGTTATTAGTCATAACATTCCTTTCTTTGTTTATTTATTATGCCGTTCCGATAAAACGGCTAATAAATAAAGTTATTTGTTTATTATATCTGTAAGTCTAGTCACTCCAGTTTCTATTGGTATGAATTTAGTACCATTATCGGTATTAATTACAAAATATGGTTGTGTACCATACCCTGGATACTCAATAGAGACTCTTGTAACAGACTCATTTACTGTATTTGTCATACTATATGTAGTATACCTATACTTTATCTAGTTTTACAAGGTATTCAGCAGTTACTCCATGTCCTGGTTTACAGAACAAAAGCCACTGACATGGTCTACCCATGCTTGCAAGTTGTTCCATAGCGTAACTATTGTAGCTTTCTGTACTACCATTTACCCATAAACGTATATCATTTACATACATTGTTGTAGGTGTATGGAAGTGTCCTGCTATTGCATAGTCAAAGTCAGGCATTAAATCTCTTGATGCCAATGCTTTCCATCCTAATAGTTTCTTTCCAAAACCATACCAAGGAAAACCGCTATGTCCTCGTACATTATCTCCGTGCCATACAAAGAATCTACAGTCTTTACCAAGGTCTGCTATACCAAACCAATGGTCTTCTGTTGTGCTATCTGGTACATGAAAAGAAATTCTTTTATCTTTATCATATATCATTGACATTATCTTTCCTAGCATACGGTCACTGTTACTGTCTGGGTGATAGTCTTTTCTGGCTCTACCACCAAGGCTTCCGTGATTACCTATTACCCAAGTAACTTCTACTTCTTTAAAGTTAGCTAACAATACATCAAAGAACTGTGTCAATATTCTAGGGCCATCTATTGTAACTTGACTATAAAGACTTGCGTCTATCAAGTGTGATTGTCCTGGGAATATAAGTTCTCCTTCTACAATATCACCTGCAACTAACACTGCACACTTGTTTACGGGGTGTGCATTTCTTTGTATATTTGTTAGTTCTACTACTTTATGTGCATATGCAACAACTCTTTTCTCTGCTGTTGCTGTGTCATAATCTGGTGTTATCTTAGCTAACTGTACATCTGATAATATTGCTACTGCAATTTCTTCATTTTTATTTGCTTTACTTAATTTAGGTTTAGGTATATTAGGTTTAGACCATGTAGATACATTCATTCGTACAGCATCGTACATTGCTTCAATTAAGTCAGCTTTTTTATTTTTAGCTTTATCTAATTGTTTAAGTAACTTAAGATTATCTGCTTTTAATTCTTGAATTTTTACTGATTCAGCTTCAGCGATTAACATATCAATTTCTTTTTTTTTACTCATGCAGTTCTCACTTTCATAAAATAATTACGTATAGCTGATTCTGATATTTTCACACCAAATTCTTCACGTAATAATCTGTGTACAACATATGGTTTTATGTTATGTCCAGATTCTAAACGTTCTATACATCCTTCCCAAAATGGTTTTGCTTCATCTGTAATTCTGTCAAAGACGGAACTATTCTTACCTTGTTCTGCTTCTTGTAGTAATGTATTTATATCTTTCATACACGTCATTATATGTTCATCTATTTTATATATGAAGATTTAATATATTTAGGCGGGCAGGCTAGACGGAAATACGAGAGGACCCGCCAGGGGACCCGAAGTATTGAGGTATAGCCAGACGGCATAAATAATTAAAGTAGTGTTCACTATAGGTCACTGTTGACATGATGAATAAAATACCTTATTGCAAGTTCTCTTTGCACTTTATTCTACTCTAACTATTTGTTGTAATGCTTAAGCTAAAGAAAGGAACAAAGCCACGCTTTTCAGCGTTACATTACATACTACTCTATCACATGTTCAATTTAAGTCCATGTTCCTTTACTTCTTCTACATTTTTAAGATTTATAATTTTATATTTTTTAACATAATTACTTACATCAGCCATTAAATTAAAACCAGATACGTCACCACTACCACCAAACACATGCATGTCTGATACCCAAATTCTTTTAGCTGGTTGTGTACCTAGCCATTCTAAAGCTGGGCCATCTACAACATTACCGTAACCTGAATGTCTATTTAAATAGTTATCAGACACTCGTTTACCATTCTTGGCAATAATACGTAATGTACCTGTATTACCACGTCCGTTATACATAGCAATAGTAACTGCAGGTAATAACTTCATAATCTCTAAGATATCTGTACCACTCAAACGCATTGAACCTGAAGCATCAATAAGTATTGTGCCACCAAGGGTGGTTATTTTTTGTTTGAATATCTTTTTATCTATACAATATCTATTAATGTATTTTGGATTATAACCAAAATCTGCAGGTCTATAGTTTCTGCCACCTTTAAGTCGTGCTTGTAAGTTTATAGATAATGTAGGTGTCTTTAAAAACATTTGACCCCACATACCTTCACCACTACTACTGTTATATATCATATTTGCTATATCTTGTTTAGTACGTTGTTCTAATGAACCACCACTTAATTCTTCAGATTCTTCAGACTCATCAATACCTGGTGCTTTGTGAGTAGATGCAACTTTAGGAATTGGTTTATATACTTCATCATGCTCAGGTTTATCTCTAAACATATCAAGTATTAAACTTAATTTTTGTGCATATTTTTGTACTTTACGATAACTAATAGTTTGACTACTTGCATGATAAGTCATGTCACGATAATATCTTGTTATAACAGCTTTTGCATATCTTATTTGTTTTTTACGATAATCAGTAATATTAATGTCATCTTCTATCATGTCAAAACAATCTGTCATAACTATATACTCATCGTTTGTCATAGATGTTTTATATTTACTGTTTATGTCAGGTACATTCCATCTACTAGCTAGACCCATAAGTATTATGTCTGCAATACCTGATTCATAAACTAGTTTCATAGTTTTTTGTTCTATTTTATCTAAACATTGTGTTGGTTCAAATAAAGACAAATCGTTTTCATGAAGCAAATGATTAATTCTAATTTCTTCTAGTACTTCTACTGCTTCTGCACGAACACCTGGTTTTAGTCTACCCATAGTCTTTGGACTCCACTTGGCATGACCAAGCTCATGTCTACGTATCATACGACTATGATTAATACCACATTCCGAACATTCTCTATCGAGTGGGACTGTCATTTGTCTATTAAGATTATCTGTAGAACCTGCAGGACTGTTGTTAACAGTCCCTACAACTTCCCATTCCTCACCAGTAACTATTTCTGGATATGGATAAGCTTTACTATTCTGCATTAGCTAACTTTACTGCATCTATAATTTCCTCTGCTTTGTCTGCAAATACTAATTCTCCAGCTTCTGATTCTGTAAAACCAGATTCTTTTTGTAATCTAAAGAACTCTGCCCATGTACGTATAGAAATACGTTCTTCGTCATCTTCAATTAACGAAGTATCAGTAATAACTCCATGCCATTTAGCATCGAATCCTTCCATTGCTTTAGGGTGTATTGTATCGACATGTATTCTGACAGGAAACCTATCTTTTAATGCCAAGGGTAATGACTCAGGTGTACTGTTAGTTGTAGCTACAACTTGAAAACCTTCAGCAGGTTTAACTGTATCCTTATTGTCATTGTTTAGTGTCAACATTGCTATTTCTTGGTCGTCAAGTATAGCGTGCAAGAATGTCATAGCATCTGGTGATGCATGGTCTATCTCATTAATTATAAGACGACCACCATTCTTCCATGATTGTATTGCAATACCATCGTGCCATTCAAAAGTACCTGTGCTAGATGGTTTATAAAAACCTTCTAAGTTAGCACTAGCAGTATCTTCTGTCATAGTTATTTGATATATATTATCTATTTCTTCTTCTGCTGATTTACTATACGCTTTTGGCGTATTAGTTTTAACAGCACTATATGTTTTACCCGTACCAGGTGGGCCATAAAGTAATACTCTACGGCTTTTGCCCAACACAGATTCTACTAATTCCCAGCAATCTTTTGCCATGATTAGCTCCTTTCGTATCTGTATTTATTCCTTAGTATCTCTAAGAAAATCCTCTATTTCTTCACTCATGTGATTTGTATGTTTAATAACAGCATTTTCTGTAAGTGTGTTTAATGCATCTTCATCTGCAACTAAACTAGCTTGTATAGCTGTTGGTTCTAACAATATCCAGTCATTAAATAAACCTTTGTCATCTAGAAATTCAGCAAATTTAAGTACTATTTCTCTATCAAATTCATCTTCATCAGGTAAAATACCTGGATATCTTGTTATACTTTCTGCTTTAATAACAGTATCAATTTTTATAGCTCTAGCAATTGCTTGTTCTAATGAACTAGCTTCTACTTTGTATCGATTAACTGTACCATTTTCCATATTTATTTCAGTATCATCATCTATTTTATCAAATATTTGATTTCTAAAATATGATATTTGTACTTGATATTTCTTTAATGGTTTATTTGTAATTTCTATTTCATGTCCGTGCATTATATTCCTTTCGTTACTCTGCGATAAAGAGTAACGAAAGGAATGCATATAACATTCCTCTCGTACTCTTACTATTTTTACACAGGGCATTGTGTATTTTATAAATAGCTTGTAACACACAATTCTAAATAAATTAGGAAACACCACGTTATCCTAATTACACTATATTGTTATGTGCTACAAGCTACCTACTGACTATTGTGATGAGAACCGTTGCAAATCTATTTCCCTCATCAAAGGTGTGGTTAATTACGCCACATTATCCGATTATCTTATGCCTCACGACATAATATCTAGTCAATATAGATAGCTTGTAACACACAAGATTACGTTTGGTTTCTCTATTTTCCTTGCAAGGTTTCCTCGACCTCTTATGTGCTACAAGCTATGTACATTTATCAACCTAGACGCTGGCTGTAAAGGGGAACTCAACAGCCAGCTTGGACACATGGTCTAGGTTTTATAAAGTTGTTTCATTCGGGCAGGAATGACAACTTTAATATTGCATTTTGCACAACAAACACCAACAGATATAGGTTCTGCATTATTGGTGTATTGATTGTGTATGACTTTATCGCATATCCAACATGTAAATGACTCACTCATAACTATCTGGTCCAATTACATCTAACATAGACTTACAATATATGCTTGGTCTATGTGATGTAAATTCTATATCATTGTTATTATTAATTTGACTAACCATTGCATCTATTTGTGCAACAGCATCATCTACATCTGTATCATATGAAAAATGAAAATCAACAGTTAAAACATTATCTTTTTGTCTATAGTCTTGATTTTCAAAAATGTATACATCATTTTCTTTCATGCTATATCACTATCGTATACATTACTTATAATTTTATCTAAATCCATAAGTTTGCTTATTACAAGTTTGTCAAACTCGCTCATATTTTGCATTGTTCTTTTAATACTATCTAGTATTTTAATTATTTCGTTTTGTTGTGTAATTAATCTTGAAATATCTTCAGATACTACACCAATTTGGTCTTCCATTATATTCCTTTCGTATCAACAGCTTTATTTATTTGATAACTTACTGCTTCATGAAGCATTGCACAATGATTGCCTATGTTATTTTTAACACGGTCATTGTTACTCCAAGCTTGTAAGTCATTAAGTGTCCATTGAATAACTTGTTTTAGTTCAGCTACATTGAGTGTATTGAGTTTATCATCTAATGTAATATTCATAATTTCCTTTCGCTTTATATATATTAGGTACTCCCGTAGAAGTACCTAATATATAAGTATCTAACTATTCTACAACGTTTCCATCGTAATCACTATCATTTTCAATAGCATCTAGTTCATCTAATAATTCATCATTATCATATGATGTATCAACAGTACTAGCCATAGCTAATTGCTTTTTTGCTTTCTCTTTACTCTTGAAAGATGTAGGACTTTCATCATGAAACTCCCACAATTTAGACTGTGCTTCCCTAATCTTAGTAAGTTGCTCTGCAACTTCTGGATTAGTTTTATCAAGATGCAGAAAGTAAGGTCTACTTGCTTTCTGTGCTGTTGAATAAGCATGATGAACACTCATCTCGCTCCATTCAGTCAACTGTACACCTGTTTTACCACAGATTACCTCATAAGGTACTTCTTTTGCCATAATATATATTCCTCTCTATTATGTATTATCTACGTCTTTCGTAAATAAATATTTTTTCTTCACACCACGTTCTGAAGAAAAATATATTTATATAAAGACGTAGATACAAGAAAGGATAATCATTATGTCTTACTTTCTTTTAGGCTTTCTTCTACTAAGTTGTACTTACACTCTTTTAGATATAAACCTGCGCGTGCAAATTTATATCTAATTCGTGTAATTTGGTACTTATGTATAATGTATTTAATCATTATTGTCCTCCCCTTTTATTTATTCTTTCCATAAGAAAGAATCTATATAATTTAATTTCTGATTCAACATACGTTTCTAAACAATTTATTAAATCTTCTGTATATTGTTTATCAGTCATATGAGGTTTTAAATTATTCATAGACGTATATATAAGTTCTATGTCTTTAATTGTAGTTTCTTGAGAAAATCTCATTGTAGATTCCTTTCAGGAAGGATAGTGAGGGTTATCCCTCACTACCTTCAAATAATGATAATTGCTTTATATTATCAATTTGTTTTTGTAATTTAGGCAATTTCTTTAATTGACGTGCAATATAGGTTCTACTATCTCTATGCAGTGCCATTAAGTCTGGCTTGCCTCCTACTACTGGTTGTGCTACACAGTCACCGTGTAGGTATGACATCCATGTTTTAGACTTCTTTTCGTTGACGAAGTAGCTTGTGATAGGATGTCTTTCGTCTGGGAATACTTCTTTATGGCATATGCCACAATCTATAGTATTTATCCAGTAGGTATATTCAGTATCCATATTTTCTTGTCCTTTCGTATGAATTTTCTGTCTTACAAACCTGACAAGACGGAAAATACTTGAGTACGAAAGGACTTAGAAAATAGGATACAAGAATATCTATGGGTAAATACTAGATTGGCATTGACATACAAGTATGATAGACCAAGACGCACTCGCAAGCCTCGGCGACAAAGGTCTATAACATTAAGTTATCCTAACTGTACTGTTAGCACAATACAGTATAGGCAAGTAACTTAATGTACAGCTGGAATGTAACTCATTGTACGGATAACATTGAAGTATATATATAGTATCCATATGAGTACAACGACATATCAATACACTACGTATGGTATTTAAATAACAATAGGATACTATATATAGTAGTCACTTTACCGTAAGGTAAAGACACTCAGTACAGTACATAAAAGAATTGACATTCTGTCAATACTGTTTATTACTGAGTGTTGTTTGACTACCCAATGTTAACCTTGATGTTCCATATATATTATGTAACCCTAGAAATATATGCTGGTAATTCTGTAATACAGTAGGTGGGTACAGACTTTTTAGGCACTAGCGGGCATTAGTAATTGTGTGCCTAATCAAACCTTCTTATAAGTCCTTGGGTACTGCCTTTGTCTTTCTAGTGTACTGTCTCGCCAGTCAGCAGCTTTCCGCATCCCGATTGCAACTTTACCTGTAACAAATTATTGGGTTTGATGTTTGTATTTATGAGTATGTTACCATATAATTAACACTACGCAAACATCTACAGGAAGTTAGTTAAATGAGTCAAAATGTTGTCTGTATATCTAAAAGCTGTAGGAAGCGATTAAGTGGAAAACAAAGAAAATTTTGTTCACCCACCTGTCAGAAACGACAGTTCGCAGCTGACAAACGACATAATGATAGAGTTGATAAACCTATCAACAGGAAACTAAAATCTGACGATGGCGACTACGCTAGTGTTAGACGAGGTCAGTATTACCGAGCTTTTGTAAGTGAAGGATACGCTGAGTTACTAGCTAATGGAGACATTAGTGTAGCTGAGGTGTCTTTGCTTCTTCAGACTAGCTCAGCTACCGTCTCCAGAATGGCAGCTGCCTATAAAATTGACACCAGGAACTCCATCGCTGCTGCTGGTTGGGAGATATCAGAAGAAGCACAAAAGAGTTTAGAGAATTTTTCTAGCTTCCGCGATAAATATTTTCGTACGGAGCTGGGTAAGAGGTATGAAACTGCTGATTTCCACAAGAACTGGATAAATAACATTATAGATTCTATAGAGAATGGTAAAGAGTTACTTATCTTAAGCCCCCCAAGACATGGAAAGACAGAACTGTTAATACATTTTGCTGTTTACCAGATATGCAAGAATCCTAACCTACGTATTATGTGGGTAGGTGGAAACGAAGATATAGCTAAGAATGCCCTTAGTGCCGTCCTAGACGTACTTGACACAAACGAAGAACTCAGAGATGCATACTGTCCCCCAGGTACATCTTTTAAACCAGATAACCGTTCTGGTAAGAACTGGTCACAGAATCAATTTACTGTAGGTACTAGAACTGTAGCTGGTATTAAATCACCAACTATGGTAGCTGTAGGTAAAGGTGGAAAGATATTATCTCGTGACTGTGATTTAATTATTGCTGATGATATTGAAGACCATCAAACTACTATGCAACCTGGTGCAAGAGAATCTACTAGACAATGGTGGACAACAACACTATCTAGTCGTAAAGAAGAACATACAGCTGTTGTTGTAATTGGTTCAAGACAACACCCTGATGATTTATATAACCATCTTTTAGAATCAGATAACTTTACTTCTATAGTTGAGACAGCACATAAAATAGAATGTGAATTACCAGAACATACAGATGAAGTACATATTGATTGTATGTTATGGCCGTCTAAACGAACACACAAATGGTTAATGTCTAGATTACATTCTGCTCAGTCAACAGGTGGTAGGCAGATATTTGAGATGGTTTATTACAACCAAACATACATAGAAGGTACACAAATATTTACAATGAATATGATTGACCAATGTATGCGACCAGATTTAGTTATGGGACAACAGTATAGAAATTTATATTTAGTAGCTGGACTTGACCCTGCATCATCAGGATTCCAAGCATCAGTACTTTGGGGTATAGATGCATATAGAGGCGAATTGTTTTTAGTAGATTTAGAAAATAGACAAGGGGGCGGAGTAAGGGCTGCACTTGACCAAATGTCAGACTGGCTACATAAGTATGATTGCCGTCAATGGATAGTAGAAGAAAACGGTTTTCAAACTGCTATACGTCAAGATGATAAAATAAAAGAATTTACATTACGTAGTGGTATTCAGCTCCAAGGACATTTAACAGGTAAAAATAAACATGACCCATTGTATGGTGTTGGTGCAATGGCTGATTTGTTTGAAAATAGAAAAATACATTTACCTACAGGTGATTCAGAAAGTAGTGCTAAAATACAAAAATATAGACAACAGTTGTTATACTTTGATGGAAAGCCTGTTTCTAAGCGAAACAAGGAAAAAACTGATATAGTTATGGCTAGTTGGTTTCCGATGAAAGTATTTAGACGTATGCAAAAAGAACGACTAGCTGATGTAGGAACAGATTACACACCAAGTTATGGAGATTACAAATTAACTGATATGAATGAAGCACCATGGGGATAGAAAACCTAGACCTTAAAACATACAATGAAATTATTGAAAGCGCTTCTGAGTTAGTCGGTGGACAAGCAGTTCAAGAACGACAAATAAGTAAAGGTCGTATTAAAGCTATTTTAAATGGTGGTAGTGAAGGCATGAGGTCTTTACTAGGTAACTCAATGGAAGCAGAAGATGCAGACTTGTTACCTGCACCAAACTTACTACAATCAGGTATTGATAGGTTAGCTCAAAAAATATCTGGAGTACCACAAGTACGTGTAGATATTCTTAATGGTAATGAATCCGAAAGAGCTAAATTTCAAGCAGAAAAACTAGAACGAATAGTAACATCTTATGATGCAACACAGAATCTAACAGGACAGTTAGCACAAGCATCT